ATCCCACGGAAAAATGATCGGAAATATTTGTATTCATCTCTTCCTAAAATCCAAACGCAATTAACAATTGATGTTGCCCCGATAATATCTTTTCGAACTCTCGAAGCCCCGCCATCAAGCTTTGTTGATATTATTTCCGCACCATCCGTCATTGAATATGATGACGAATCGGGAGGTAGAATAAATTTTTTCATCACCTGCGCCTTTGTGTTTGAGTGTTTTGTCCCAATGATTTTGACACAATAGAATTTGGATTTCTGATTTCTGAGGCGATGATTGCTGGCGTATCTTTTTGCACAGCCATCCTTGCCTCATCCCGTGCAATTATTCTTACTTCGCCTTCGCTGATTTGCTGAACCTCGAAGTCCTTGTTTGTTCCGTAATTTTCAATATTAACAACGATTCCAGCGCTAGAGCCTCCGCTTTTTGCAGAGGAAATATAAGATGCACCATTTCTAATGGCTTCTAAGTTTTCCACGCCAATTCGGTCAGTTGCTTGTGCATCAAACACATACTCTTTTCCGTGAACAACGCCCGCAATTTCAGACGTTCCAAAGTTGCCAGTATATCCGCCTGATTCAAACCCTGCGATGCTTGAAAGTGCCAATCCTTGTGATAAGGCGGTTGTTGCAGCAATCCCAGCACTAGCAGGAGCGCTATTCGCACCAAAACTAGCAAGCGATACCATTGCAGCAGGGGTAGCCCATGCGGTTGCAGTTAGTGCGGCAGCAGACGATGATGCAGCCGTTTGAGCAGCCAAAGAACTAGCGCCAAGTGATGTGCCAAGCGCTGCCGTGACCGCATACTGAATGCCCAATTTGACGAGAGATGAAATAAGACCTGCAATTGCTTGTTTTGCAACATTTGAGAGTGCGTCGTTCAAGTTTTCAGCATACACCACGGCTTGCCCAACGCTATTTGCAAACCCGTCTGTAAAGCTTGTAAAAAAGCTCCCAAACGATTCTGATAACCCCGACAAAACACCATCGTAATTACTTACAAGAGAGCCGAGGCTCGTATCAATCACATCGTTGATTGACCCTTCTTGAGTTTTTAGTCTTAAATCCGCCATCGCTAGACCAACATTTTTCAACCTCAATTCATAGTTTGCGAGATTGATTGAGCCATCCGAATAAGCTTTACCTAGAGCGCTTGCCTCCGTTCTTAGTTCTAGATTTTTACCCTGTGTCTCTGAATAAATTTTATTCATCTCTTGCGAAAGCATTTTCTCTTTTTGCAATTCCTCCAAGCGAGTTTGGAGTGCGCTTGTTTGCTCTTTCGTAATCGCTAAACCCTTCGACAGTAAATCGTTTTGATACTGTTGCATTTGCTGTGCAACCTCCTGTTGAGGCGTTAGCTTCGAGAGGATAGCGGACTGTTGATCAAGTTCCTTATTGATCTCTGCAAGCGCATTTGATGCCTTTTGATTCTGAATGGCATCTAGCTTGGCTTTTAGAGATTCACGCTCGCCATCCGTCAATTTAATCTTTTTATCCAAAAGATTGTTTTCGACTTCCAAGAGTTTATTCGATACTGAATACTCAGCGCCAAGTCTTTTTAATGATAGAAGCTCTTCTTCAAGACTACGTGTCACTTTGTCAATTTCAAGGGCTCGCTTCAGAGCGCCCTTGCCACCATTTTCTCCACCTCCGCTCGCTGGCGGAAAGTCTCCTGAACCCCTTAAATCCGTGCTTCCTGCTTTATTTTTTTGGTCTTGGATTATTTTCCGTGCTCGTGTCATTATGGCGCCCTGCGCTGCGCCAACATAATCGAATGACATAGAACTTTTGAATTCTTTCGATACTGATTTTGCTAAATCCGATGCAGCACCCGTCACTTCCATCTTATATTTGTCTAAAGATACTGATAACCCCTCTTCAAAAACCTTTCCAAGCCCAATCTTTTCTGAGCCTTGGTTTGCGAGCGATGTCACTTTATTTACGCCCTCTAGGACTGCGTTAATCATTTTTTCAGCCGTGCTTACCACCCAATTCAGCGCAAGCGCAAACACGTCTTTGATCGCTGATGGGAAGCGATCCCATGTCGCAACGATTACCTTATAAGCTCCAACAAAAAACCCAACCAAGCTGTTTGCGACTATTTTTAAAGCTGATGATATTAAACTTCCAACATCCCGAAATTGCTCTCCCCAGCCGTTCGTTTTTGAGTTAACAAAGTCTATTGCCGAGTTCCAACCGTCCCCGATCAATGTGGATAAGCTCGAAAATCCGTCAGCTACAAAACTAAATGTGGCTTTTGCAACATCTTTAAACGTGACAGTTCCATCCGCTGTCATCGCCCATTTGTCACCAAAAATAGTGATAAGGCTAATCAGCGAAGTCAATCCAACAATCAAAAGGCTGATAGGGTTAGCAGAGAGAGCCAAACTAAAAGCCCATGCAGCCCTTGTAGCATTTGTAAAAGCCCCAAGAATTTTAGTTCCAAATGCTACAACCAAGACACTCGCCATCGTTGTCGCCACAAACGCAACCGTTTTCATATTTTCAGCCAAGAAAATAAGTGCTTTAGAAATAGATGAAGTCACTCCAATAGATTTATCTAGCTCCCCAAATGTTTCTGTTGCTCTATTTTTGAAAATAGTCATCCCGTGCGAGATTGTTTTAACCGAGTTTCCTAATTTTTCATCAAGACCTTTTGAAACATTTTCAAACGCTTCAAGCATGACCTTCGCTGTAATTTTCCCCTCGGGCGCAAGTTTTAGTAATTCGTTCCGAGTCACACCCAATGATTTTGCAATAGCATCCGAAGCCATCGGCATTTTTTCCATAACCGTTCTGAATTCGTCACCATCCAATTTCCCCTTATTGAATGCATCGCCAAGCTGTAGCAGGGCTGATGATGCTTCTTCTGGCGCCACTCCCGAAATGAGTAGCATTTTATTAACAGTTTCGGTTAACGCTAACGAATCCTCTTGTGATCGACCAAGATTTTTTAAAGCCATATCGAAGCGTGTAAACGCCTGAGCGGTTTCCAAAATCGGGGTAGACGTTCTACTAGCTATATCAAAAAGGCGCTTGGTCAACTCTTCAACCTGCCCTTGGCTTTCCGCCACATTTTGCAATTTATTTTGGAGGACTGTGTATGCTTCCGAAACACTCAATATCGCACCTGCAGAAAGACCACCTCCTGCAAGCATTGCTATGCTTTTGGATACTGATGACAGCTTGCTTCCAGAATCCGATGCTTTTTCTTGGGCTTGAGCCAGTCTCAAAGCTGACAATGCCGCTCTATTTTCCGCATTTGAGGCATTCGCTAATGCTGATGCAGTTCTCTGCTGTTCAGTCGCAAGCTTTTGTGATGATGTTGCTGTGCGCTGTTGCTCTGTAGCTAATCGTTGCGAAGCAATTGACGCTCTCTGCAACTCTCTAGTGGCTCTTGAGCTTATTCCTTCCAACTTTGAAAGTGCGCCACCGCTAATTAGGTCGAGTTGCTCCTTGAGAGTTTTGATCGCTCCATGAGCCGTTCTTGCCTTTGATGCAATATCTGAAAGTTTTTGGGATATTGACGATGAAACCTTATCCGTGATCTCAATTGATATATTTTCGCCAGCCACTTTCAGCCCTTAATCTTAAAGTTTTTTATGTTTTTCCTGCCAATCAGAACTGCTCGCTCTACAAACCCTGCAGGGGCTTGTCGTGAATAACCATCATTCAATCGCCCAATGTAATCAACATTGTTTGTTATAAATATCGACTGACCGACTTTCTTAGATTTTAATTGTTTTCGTGCGTTATTGATAGCCTCGGACGCTGACGTTTTTTGCGTAGAACCTCGTGACCCTAAATAGTGCGGTGGGATAACTCCCGTTGCTTTAGAGCCTAGCGTGACAATCCAGTTTGACAATGCATTAGACGTATCAACGGGCGTGTTTAAAACTAAATCCTTAACTATTTTCTCTGCCGTATCCACTGCAAGCGCAGAGGCGGATTCATCTATTAGCTTTTTCTTTTTTTCTAAAGCTCTTGCTAAGTCAAGTAAATCCGCCATCCATCACCCCTTACTCATTTTTGATGCAACTCTTTTTAAATGATCTGAATCCATCTTTCGCACAAAAAAGAAAAGATCACTCGCTTGCGTTTCGTCAAAATCATAAGCTTCCGCATACTTGCAAATTGAAGTCCACGGGATTGGCGTAGGACTCATTGCGTGAGTTCGCTCAGAATCTAACTCGAAGAATGCATTTAAATACAACTCTAGCCCTTGCAAAAGCCTTGGTGCGTTTGCAATGCGATCAGGTAGAGGGTTTCCTGATCTGACCGCTTGCTTTGCAATTGTGCGCTCGATTGGGCTTAGTTCGAGCATATAAGCCAAGACCTCCGTTAGTTTTTTGCTTCTTCTTCGAGCGTTTCGTTTCTGAAGTTAACTACTAAGCTCGCTTCCTCTTGCAGTCGTGCGTATAGCTCTGGCAACTCGGTAAGTAATTTAACTGCGTTTTCTTTTGAGTATTCAATCACACCGCCATTGCGATCAAGCACATTTGACCAACCAATAACAACGGTTTCTGCGAACACATTTAAAATAATTTCTTCGCCCTTTTCGTTGCTGAAAGTTTCGAGTGCGATCTGCCTGCGATGAGGGCGTGTTGCTTGCTCCAAAGCCTTTGCATAACGCTTGTTTGACTTGCCCATACGGGAAACGATAAATGTCGGAATTGAGCCGTCATCATTTTCAGCTTCATAAAATTTTACTTCGATTCCGTCAATTTCTTTTTTTGCATCGGTTTCAAATTGCTTGAATAGTGACATTTTTTCACCTTTAAAATATTTAAGAAAAGTGCCACCTAAGTGGCACTAATATCTTACTACATTAAGACGGCATTGCGGAATTTGGCAAGTACGAAAATGATTGGTGGTGAAGCGTGTACCCGTTTTCATTTTCTGCGCCAGATGGCTCCAATGGCACTGTGATTGGCGAATCTTTTTCGACATTCAAGCGACCACCTCCAAGACCAAGTAACGGAATATCAAAAACAAATCCTGCGTTTTTGCTTGCTCCGATCACGGACAAACCAACGTCAGCGTTTTGACGTACAGCACGAACCGCTTCGATAGTCGTGAAATAAGCAGTTAATGAACCACCGACCTCAAAGTTTCCTGCCGTCGTGTCAAATGCGCCAAGCGTGCCAATTGCTTTTGTTGGAGTGACATTGTTGTTAATCGTAATTTTTCCATCGGACACATAGCCAAATAAATCTGATGGGCTGGACGTCACGCTACTGTTGATCGACATTTTGATTCTGTAAATATCTGATGACGTGTTGTATGCATCTTCGCCCATCGCAGGGATTCTTTTGCCACTCTTAATTTCATCACCTACATCACCGCTTCGGTGTGTGTTGTCGCAAGCGATAAATGATAAGTCAGCATTAAGCTTGTCAGCTTGCGGAATGTTTAAAGTGAACTCATTCGCCACCGCACCCTCAAGGTATTCAGCTTGAGTAGAGTTCGCCCCCATGCCCAACTGTCGCTCGATATTGTAAGAGCGTCTTTTAATTAATTCAGGTAATTTTTCGTTGCGAATTGTCGTGCCGATGAACAGTTGGATACTTTTTCCTGCGCCCGATTCGTCAGATGCTGTAAAGGTAGTATCGTCAAATGTCAAAGCGCTTTGTGTGACCGCTTTAATGCGTGCATAGCCTTTGTTTTTACTAAAATAAGAATTGGCACCATCACCGCCAATGAACACCCATGCTCCTTCAATCAAACTAGGAACTTTAGTAAAGTCGACTGTTGCGGAAATGATGGACGGCAAACCTGAAACAACCACATGGCTTAAATCTCCTGCTGCAAACGACATTCCAACCGCTTCTAGCTTTGCGTTTTGTGTTGTCACCTCATTGGACAACGGTTCCGCAACCTCTACAGATGTTGCCCCAGCCGAAACAACCGTTTTTAATCCGTTGTTGGCAGAATTTGCGAAGCCCGTTGCATAAACAAGTTGACCTGCTTTAAAAATATTCAGTCCTGCCGTTGCGATATATTTTTTACCAGCCGAATCAACGCTTGATAGTGATACTTGCGTACCGTTTAATGGCTGTGTTGACGGCATTTCCCGTGCATCAGCGAAGAAAAAACCCTGCAAGAGTCGTGTTAGATTTGATTTTGTGAAGTCGACATTAAAGCCACCGCTAGCATCTAAATCCGTGACTGCGCCTTTTTTATTTTGACGTGATGGGTCAATCGGTGATCGTGCAACCGTTGATAATTCGCCCCCAAAATCAGAATATGAATTCGGCTCCAATCCGTACCAAGTTGTAGGCTCTTGTAATTGCTTTAAGCACTCTTCTTCAGCGAACGCAAGACCTGTAATGTTGCTGTCAATTTTATTAGTTCCGCAAATCGTTGCCATTGTTTTCTTCCCTTATCCTAATTCGTCATATTCAAAATCGGCAATGACGTTGAACCGATAGAACAAATCCTCTGGAGCAAGTTCGTTGATTCTTGCTCGCCTAAACCAAATTTTACTATCCGTAGCTTTCCCACGGAACGAATTTCTAGCAATCTTTGATAATAATTTTCCTTGCTCGCTCGATCTCGCTTCCGATTTCGGGCAAAAAATTTGAACAAATACTATACCGCTAACTGTGTACCGCTTTTGCCAAGGCGCCCCCTCGCAATTTGATAGTGTTGATTGCTCTTCAAATACGGTTTGCAACGACACTCTTGCCCAAAACTTCGAGCCATCGATTGAGTTTGGCTCTTCGACATTTTGCCACCGTACTTCAGGCACATATCCTACCGCTTCGGGTGATTTAGACTCCCAGTCAGACCAAAATCTTGCATTAATTTCGTCAGACGCATCAACGTATTCCGTGATCATTTAAATGTCACCGTATATAAAATTTTCTGACCGTTGGGCGATAGCAAATCTATGCTCTCTATCCGCAATTCGCTTCCATCTCGTACGACAACATCTTTTGCTGAAGGCTCGAAGTCAACCTTGCCCATGTACCCAATGACCGAGCCAGTTATAACCTCTGTTTTGCCAAGATATTCTTTTGTTTCCCTACCGTTAATCGGCAGAAAACAAATGTCTACGCTATAGTCTACAGACTCAATCCCCGACGGCTTCCACGGCTCGCTTTTAGAACTTATGTTTTTAAGTGACCGCCAAATTACAGGCTGACCATTTTTCTTGATAAGCCTCAATGCAGTTTCGATTTGTCGATCAAACTGCATTAAACCCTCCTAGTGCTTATAGCCATTCCGCCCGATTGATTTAGCAATGGAGCGATTAGCGAATTAAATTCTGTAAGAATTGGCGATGCGCCTAGTTTTGAAGGGTCAGCGTATTCCGTCTCGATGACTCCCACTTTTTCCCTGACCACAAAATCCGATGCTGTGGCGTTCGGCATAAGGTCAACTCCGTTTGCAATAGCAACGATTGCAGAGCATTGCGAGTTTTTTAACTCTTTGGGGATTTTGTCAAATGGAAATGGCTCACTATTCCCGTATAAATAAACATCGCACCTTGGCCATTGTAGAGACTGATCTACACTGGTCACCACGCCCTTATACTCGATCGCAAATGTTTGCAAGTAGTCGCACGATTTAATTAGCATAACCGCTAATTCCTCGTCAGACTCAGGGATAGGCTGTCCTCGCTGAATACAATAAGCCCTCACGTCATCAAGCGCAACATAAGAGTTTGCCCCCGCAACATTTGAGCCATCTTCAACAATAATTTGAAAGTCCATCCCTGATCACCTAGCCTACTCAGACTCTTTGTGCTTTTTCTTTAAAACAGGAGCAACTTCATCCGCATCATTTTTTTTTGCGCTCTCGTCGAGTGCTTTAATAGCCTCTTCTGCGCTCGGCTTAGATTTATATGCAGGTGGTACCGCCCCAGCGACTCCATCGCAATCTTCTAAGCCACCAACGGCAACCGCTTGACCATTTCGAAACGACACGTTCGCATTCATCTTTGATGCCAATGCATAATCTTCGGCTGATG